TACCTATAAGAGTTGTTCGAACTTCTCAAGCATGGTTGTCCTAGCATAACTCTATTTATTTAACATTACATCAATAAGCGATCATGCGCCGGAGATCGTCATTACTTGCGATATATTGCGCGTGATCCTGCGATCCTGCGATCATGCGATCATGCGATCATGCGATCATGCGATCATGCGATCATGCGATCATGCGATCATAGGATCATAGGATCATAGGATCATAGGATCATAGGATCATAAGCGCCGGAGATCGCCGGATCATGGCGTGGACTAGCGCCGGACAACTGCCTATTTGTAACTCTTAACTACCCCCACCCCCCTCTTTTTTTTCAGGGGGCGAACCCAAACGGGGGGAGGGCGAACCCATAAAATAGTATAGTACCTCCCTCTCTCACTCTCTTACTCTTCTATACAGGGGGACCCATATAAATTTTATACAAAAAATTGACAAAAGAGTATTTATAGTGTATATTTATACAAAAGACATTCTCACCAACCAAAGGAGGATCGCATGACACCAGTAAAAGCCGGGAGCGCCGGGACGGATATACAAGATTATCCGTTTTTGGCAAAGACCTTAGTTACCTATACGCGAAGTAACGCGCAGGGTAATGAGGAAAAATTTAAAGACGAGGTAGTATTCAAGTTGGATCGCCCGTCTGCGGAAATGCCGTGGTATGTACTTAGGAATTATTCAGTACCTAAGTATCTCACCAAGACCTACGGGCCATTTGAAGTTGCGTGGCAAAGAATTTACGAAATAAAAATCCTCAAACTCATTAACAGAGAGAATCCTACCGACATAACAGATATTCCTTTAAGAGTAATGACACTCTCGCAGTTGGAAGAGTACGTCACTAAATGGGAATTGAATGTTCCGGTCCAGGAATTTTACTCAGTTGAGAAAGCGAGAGAGATGGTTGCATTAAGACAAGCGGATGAAAAAGGGTATGAGAAGCATCTAGCAGAATATCGCGAAGGAAAGCAGAGATCCTATCCACAACTTGATAACATGCGTGGTGACGCAGACGTCGCGACAGCGGATGCAGGAGAGTTTGACGAATTGGATAGACAAGCACCGCGGAAGAAAAAGAAAGCGGTACTGCCTACTACCATAGCGGAACCAACAGAAGAAGAATTGAAAGCATTGAATGAAACACCGCCCAGTACCGGAGATGTACCGCCGGCTATGAGCAATCCATTTGAAGGAGTGTGACATGACAGATCCGTTTAAACCTAAACCAGTTACAAAGCAACTGACCAAGGACGATGTTTACTTTAACAAAGTAACACCGAGCGGACATGTCTGTAAATACAAGATGGAATCTGGTGTTCCTATTCAGGTGGCGGATTTAGGGAATATAAAAGATTTCTTTAATCATGCGATCATGCGGGCATCTCTTATGACCCCGGATGAACTTGCTACTATTGATGTAGGAAATATGTCGCATGTTGAAATCGCGGCATTAAAGATGGCGGCCTATGCGGCCGCGGGTGATATGAAAGCATGTGAACAAATGTTCGACCGGGTGATGGGTAAAGCGAAACAGGTATCCGAGTCAACTAACCTCAACCTCACTATCGACGATATACTAAACGGGGTACATGCAAAAAAAGAGGGAACTACTATAGATGTCTGAAGCTAAATTGAAAATAGATCACTTACGCGATAACCTACCTGAGTATTCAGAGAAGTTTATCCGTATCCGTCCTAAACAGGGCGGTAAAGCGATCCCACTTCAGTTTAACCAGGCGCAGATGATGTTACACCATTTCATAGAAGATATAAAAAAAGCGGGTCAACTCGTGAGAGTCTGTGTGGTCAAAGGCCGACAGCAAGGCGTATCGACGTATACTGCCGCCCGCTTTTTACACAAAGCTACAATGAACTTAGGTGTGTCTGTTTTTATCTTGGCACACATTTCAAAATCTACTGATTATTTATTTGATATGGTAAAGAGAATGTATCAAAATCTACCTGACCCCCTGCGGCCTAGCATAGAACGATCTAACAAAAAAGAATTAAAATTCGGTAAGATTGATTCTGAATACGGCTTAGGTACCGCGGGGGCGCAGGATGTCGGACGGGGTATGAACCCTCACCTACTGCATTTATCGGAGGCCGCGTTCTACGGCAATACCGATGATCTTTCTACGGGATTGATGCAGGGCGTTGCGACAGACATTAACACTGAAATTATCATGGAGTCCACGGCCAATGGCGTGAACAACATGTTCTACAACTTGTGTATGAAGGGTACAGACCCTAATGCACTTACAAGATATAAGACTCTCTTTATTCCTTGGTATATTCAAGACGAATATCGAGAGACACCCCCCGCCCGATTTAAACCTTCTACTAGAGAATCTGAGTTAATGGATCTTTACGGTCTAGAACTCGATCAGATTTTCTGGAGAAGGCGAAAATTGGAGGATGAGTATAATAATGATTTATGGAAATTTTTGCAGGAGTATCCTTGCTGTCTGGCGGAAGCCTTCCAGTCTTCGGGAAATACCCTTCTTAAACCAGAGTTTGTGGAAGCGGCGCGCAAAACTACCGCTTTTCTTGATGGTCTTGCTCCAATGGTTATGGGAGTGGATGGAAGTGGAGAAGGTGCTGACCGCACTGTCCTCGTTATCAGACAAGGACGAAGGATAGTAGAATACGAAGTTTATAATGACCCCGTGAAACCTATGCGCCTGGCGGGCATCGTTGCCCAAAAAATTGACAAGCTAGGACTTGACATGGTGTTTCTTGATGTAGCTTATGGCTACGGGTGTCGGGACCGGCTTGTGGAAATGGGGTATGGCGCTAAGACAATGGACATACATTTCGGCTCAACCCCACTCATGCCGGAACTTTATAGAAACAAGAGAGCGCAGATGTACGGCTTCCTAAAAGATTGGTTTGAAGAGGGTGGAGTGAGTATACCGGATGAAGACATATTCGTTAGAGACCTGTTAATGATACCAGGATTTGAATTAACAACATCCCGCGGATTACTCACTCTGCCTTCTAAAGATCAAATACGAAAAGATAACGACGGACTTTCTCCGGACATAGGTGACGCTTGTGCTTTGACGTTTGCGTTCCCTATTAGATCGCGCAGTATGGCTTCTAATATCCGGGTAGCGGAACCTTCAGTGGTCCGCGCGCGCAGTCCTTTTAAAGCACGGAGATTATCAGAAAAGTTTGTGAAGCAGGAGAAACCAAGTGAGTTGTATATAAAACAGAGGTAGAATGAATATAAGGCCAGTCACTAATGAAGACTATCCCGCATCGATGATGCTTATTGCTGAGTTCGCTGAAGAGTCTTTATCAGAATACGGAACGTATCTGGATCCGGAACGACTGGAACAAACATATAAGAAAGTAATGCCGACCAGTTTTTGTTTGATAGTTGAAGGAAAACTTGTTGGTGTATTTGGTGGGCATATAGTAGAAGATTTTTGTAGTAAACGGCCAGTGTATGAAGAAGTGATCTGGTATGTCAAGAAAGATAAAAGGAAATACGGGATCAAACTCTTGCGCTATGTTGAAGAATGGTGTAAGGCAAATAGGATAGAAAGAATTACGATGTGCTGTATGCACAACTCGCAGACGGAGAAGTTATGGTCGCTTTACACAAAACTGGGTTTCCGACCTATGGAAACCCGCTTTATAAAGGAGATTGACAATGGCTAGAAAAGCAAGCGGTAAAGGGTGTAGTGTTAAAGCACGACCATTAAGTAAAGATCGTGGAGAAAAACAAAAACCAAAGGACAAAGGTAAATAACCAAAGGGGGGTATTATGCCAGTTTTTACGAGTATAGGATTAGCACTAGGAGCCGGAGCGGCTACCGCATTTGGAGTTGGTGTTGGTGCAACTGCTTTAGCAGTTGGTGTAGGCGCGGCGGCTTATGGCGCGGCCGGTGGATTTAGTGGGGGGCAGAGTGGGCCGTCTATAGATAGCAGAGTTTCATCTGCAACCGGTGGACTATCTACACAGGAAGCCCAGACAGCCGCAAAGAAAAGAGCTTTTAGATCAGGAGTGTTGTTTACCTCACCGACAGGTCTGGATAACGAGGGGAAAACATCTTCCGCAAAATTAAGGTAGGTGAATGATGGCCGATAAACCAATAGTAGGTGGCACACTATTAGAAAGACTTAAACGTGCGCGTACTGGTTATATGACTGCTAAGGTCAATTTCAATAATCAATATGCGGCATTGAGTCAATATTATTATCAGATCAAACAAGATATGCAAATGTATACTCCTCAGATTATACAGGGGCAGTTTGAAAATGATGGTAACATAAACGATAATGTAGGTGGAAGAAGTGCTAAACAAATGGCTTCTGCGCTTATGGGTATGGTATGGAAAGACGAGAAGGGTACTTTTAGAATTGTACCCGCAAAAAATATTGCAGATACTAAAGAAGTTAAAGAATATTTTAAACGTATAAGTGATGATATGGCTACCTATATGGAACGACCTAAGTCAAGACTTACGACTTCTTTGTTTAAGACACTTCTTGAGTCTGTTATATATGGTACTTCTGGAATGGTAGTGCAGAATGGCGGGTATGAGAATCCAGTAAAGTATTTCAATAAGTCTGTTTTGTCTTTCTATATTGGATACAATAAAGAAGGCGAAATTAAGGAACTCTATATTGATTACAACTTATCTGCGGATGAGTTATGGGAGCGATATGGAGCGGCGGCAGGAGCGCAAGTTCAACAGGCAATTCAGAATAATGATCATATCACAAGATTTGTTGTGACGGAGGCTATAGGTCCTCGACCGGCAAATAAAAAGATGGGAAAATTAGGAATGCCATACGCGTCTCATTTGTTCATGCCAAATGATAATATTTATTTGGAAGAAGGAGGGTATGAATCCTTGCCACTTAAAGTTCTATTCCATGACAAATTGGAGTATGAGTCTTATGGACGTAGTCCAGGTATGGACGCACTTCCTACTGTAATCCAGACTAATATTGCCGCTGAAATATTAGCAGTTGGTGGCGAACTTATGGCACAGCCCGCTTTGGGTATGTACGATAATGGATCGTTAGCAGGACTAGCCGTGGATCTTTCAGCCGGAGCGCTTAATGTCTTTAATGTTGCCGGGTCAGTTCCAACAGAGAAACCTATTTTTCCACTGTTTGAGATTGGCGATCTTAGAGTTATATTTGAATGGGTGAAAGAACTCAAGTTAGAAGTAGCTAACTATTTCCTTTTAGATAAACTTTATGATCTTAATGCTAAACAGCGTATGACATTGGGTGAAGCGGTAATGAGAGACCAGATAAGATCGGACGCTCTTTCACCCATATTCACACAAGTCATGGGTTTCTTGACAGATATTCTTTCAAGATCAGTTGATATTGTTTTTGGACTGGGACTTTTTGGAGTTCCAGATGTCAATGCTCTTAATGATCCCACAGTTAAGGCATTACTCGCGAATGGACATCAACCTTTCCAAATACCCAATGCAGTGCTTCAGGCGCAGTTAAGCGGAATAGATTGGTATGATGTTCAGTTTATTTCCCCGGCGTCAAGAATAATGAACAATGAGGAATTGAACAGCACTTTGAAATTTATATCAACAATGGGTGAAGCCGGAGCAATTAGTCAGGAATTTATTGACGTTATTGACCCGGATGGAACTGCGGAAAAACTCAAAGAACTTACCGCAACTGACTCTATTGTCGTTCGATCTATGGAAGATAGAAAAGCTATACGAAAACAGAGAGCAGAAGTTCAAATGCAGATGGCTAAAGTTGAAGCTCAGGCTAAACAAGCCGCGGCTAATCAGGCTAATGCACAGGCCGATGCGGCCCGCAGTGGTGCCGTGCGGAATCTAGAAACCGGTGGAGGAGGAGTTTAAACATGACAGACGATAAAAAAGTATTTAGTAAGCAAAATATTCTTGAGAAACAACAGCTTGCTAAAGAAGAGTATGACAAAAAGGTTCAAGAGTTAAGGCAGACATTTGAATCGGTCGCGGCCACGCCTAGCGGAGAAAAGGTATTCCAATATCTTTTCTTGCTTTGCGGTGGTGATCTTGGCTCATTACGCCGAGATAAAGAGGGAGATGTAAATATCGAAGACACATTAGTCACCCTTGGGGCTAAGAGTGTTTGGGAAACTATTCGATATAATATATCTTCTGAAATGTTGAAGAAGATTGAAAGACATAACTGGGAATAATAACAAAAGGAGACCAACATGACAGGAGCGACAGGAGCAACAGGCGGAGGCCCTACCGGAGCAACAGGGGCAACAGGCGCGGCCGGAGCAACAGGTCCTACAGGATCAAATGATCCTCGGCTAAAAACCGTGGACATAAAAGTTCCAGAAAAGTATCAGGCTGAACCTTGGGCCAAAGAGGTCAAGAATGTAGACGATCTTTGGACAAAAATGGCCGGCGCACAGAAGTTGTTAGGAAAAGATAAAGTTATATTACCGGGTGAGAACGCCACTCAAGATGAACTCAACTCTTTTTATACGCGTATGGGCCGTCCAGAACAACCAGATGGATACGAATTTAAGAGTGTAGAAAGTTTGAAAGAGGTTGACCGTAATGTCAATCTTGATACGGGTATGAAGAAAATCTTTTTTGAGGAGGGTATATCTAAAAAAGCCGGAGAACGAATTGTATCTAAGTATGAGGAATTGATTTATGACATGTCTAAACCGGCAATTGAAGACGCCGCCAAACGAGATATAGCCTTTCAGACGTTAGCTGATGAAGTATTAGGAGAAGACAAAGCTAGTGCTATGGAGGCATTTAAATCAGTAATGAAAGAGACTTTAGGTGACAAAGCGTTTCTTGCCTCTAAAATTGAGCATATGAGTAATGAGGAATTACTTCCTATGATCGTATTAAGTAAGAACATACACGATAAATATACCGGAGAAAATAGAGTGGGCATTAAACCTGGTGATATGCCTGGTTTATCTGGGGATCTTAAATCAGATTACCAGACTTTATCTCAGCAAAAACTGAATGTAAAGATGGATGACAAGATGCCGGAACACATTAAGAAGATGAAATTAGCAAACTTAAATCTACAAATGTCCAAGATTGGAGTTAAAGCAAAAGATCAGGGCATAGATTTATTTGCATAATATTTGACAAAGTAATAAAAATAGTGTATATTTAGTACAAACATATAACGTCCGTACAAAGAGCGGGGATCGGTTCTAGCCGTCCGACTTAAAGCGGGTATCGTTAATAGACGTAAAACACTTATTGACTAACCTAAATTAAGGAGGAAGACAATGGCTAGAGCAGATTATGCGGGCGTGGAAACAGTCTTGAAAGATGACTATTTGGGGAATCTTTTAAAGATACCACAGCAGAGAGAAACAAGACTTTTCGGTGGCTTCGCAGAAGTTACTGTAGAAGGGAAACAAATGTATATCGATGGGATCGCTCCTGTTGATTACAGGATAGACAATTCGTACAACGCATCCTCTCAGGGTGTGGCCGCTAATTACTTCCGCAGGAAACTTGACACAGACAGAATGATTATCGAAGTTGATTACGACGAACATTGGTTCCGTAAGACTACTTCTTCTAATCCTTCTTCTCTTATCACTCAGGAAATGATGAACGCAAGTTATCGTTTTCTTGATAAGGTCGGGATCAACGCGGCAGTAGCGACAGTGTACTACGGTGAAAAAGGCGACACCGCTTTAACATTCGCTAACGATGGTGGTATCACGTTGGATGCAACAGGTGGTATTACGATCGATCTTCTAAGAAAAATCAATCACAGATTCACGGGAACTGAAGTTGTTTCGCCTAATGGCATGAACAACGTCAAGTTTGTCGTTACTGAAGATGAGCAGTATGACATGGGTGGAATTACTCAGCTAACCTCATGGCAGTTCCAACAGATCTATCCGTCAAACGCTATGGGCGCGGCGAATGAATCTGGTTTTGGCAGACAGCTTGGTATGCAGAATGTGACCTTCGGGGCACAGGCCGCTACTGGCAAGATGCTTAACGAAGCCTCAGCAGTGCGTGACTGTCTGGCCCTAGCAAACAACGCTATGGTTTATGGTATGGCCTCCGACGGTATCAACTTTGAGATCATACCTCTTTCAGAGACTAAGATTTCAACGATTAGGTTGAGACTTACTCTTACGGCCGGTGCGGTTAGGACCAATGGTAACAATGTTATCAAGTTCCAGACCACTGTTAAAGATCCGGCAGTTTTCTATTGAGTTTAATTTAGTAGGAAACTAACATAAAGGAGGAATGAAAATGGCTGATACTTATGATCTCGCAACACTGAAAGCAAGTGAAATTGAGGCTTACACCGGTACGCCGGCGGCTACTGATTTAGTAGTAGCGATCATAGACGGGAAACCGTATACGATCACAATAGCCCAGGTACTTGCGGCAGTGTAAATTGATACTAACGAATTAAAAAATAGGAGGAAATAAAATGGCTCAAGTTGATAGAAGAAGTTATGTTACGACCGATAACACTCCGATTGACGCGATAACAGTAGCAGGTGCGGACTCTCTGGATATAGTAGCGGTAGTTCCTATACTCAGTACAGACGATGCTGACTCTATCTATAGAATTGCTGAAGTTCCATCGAACTTCGTACCTGTAGGTGGGGAAATTACTTGCTCTGCGATTACCGGAATGACCAGTGTTGATCTCGGTCTTTACGAGAACGCCGAAAATGGTGACACAGTCATCGGCAAGGCTCTTCTCGTAAGTGCGGCAGATGTTTCAAGTGCTTTGGCACCTGGAGCAGGTCTTAGTCCAATCTCTGCTGTTGCGATAGCAAATCAGGGTGCGGCGTTGTATACTCTGGCCGGTGACGTATCTAGTGAAAGGCAGACATATGTCTTAGCTCTTACCACTAATGCGGATCCTGCGGCTGACGGGACAATCGTTGTAAGATTGAGACTCGTTCGTAGAGAATATGCTTAATTGCGACCAAGGGAGAATGTCTGATGTCATGTTGGGCAGAGAGGGATAAAACCCTCTCTGCTTCTCCCCATAAAAAGGAGTTGATATGTCTGTATCTAATTCAAAAACTGACATCGTTAATTTGACACTGGACGTAATTAAGACTGAAAACATTAACGATGTAGAAATACCAGGCGACGATAAAGCCGCAAGAGTGGCGAATCGTTGGTATGATGATGTTCGTCAGAAAGCTCTTGAAGGATTTCCCTGGAACTTTGCTAGTAAAAGAGACTCAATACCTTTAAACGCGACGGCTCCCGATTTTGGATTTGATGACGCGTATGTCCTTCCTAACGATTATCTTTCTTTAAATTTCATAAAATATTGGGACTATCCTCTTTCTAAATGGAACTATGTTATTGAGGACGGCAACATCTATATAGATAACAGTGGAGCAGAATCATTAGACATCGGGTATACTTTTGATCAGCTTTATACAGTAAAGTTTAGTCCCTCATTTAAAATTTATTTGGCGTATGCTTTAGCAGATAAGATTGCCTTTAAACTAACGGGTAATGTTAATTTAGCCGCGCGTATAACCAAAGCATTAAAAACTGAGGAACTGAACGCGAAAGCTAATAACGGGAAAGCCAATCCGCCCGTAGCGTATAGAGAAAGCAAGATGCTCTCTGGCCGTCGGATATATGGAGGTTCCCGTACAACCGGACTATATACGGGGCAAAATGGCAGAACTTAATGTACCTATATATGATTTTCGACATGGTATTTTAACACCTAAGTTAAAAGATCGACCTAATCTGGATCTTTATAAAAGTGGAGTCCTGGTTGGGGAGAACTTCCTGACACAGCTTCACGGCCCTACAGAATATCGCGGAGGCTTTGAACATTCCAGAACTACGCGCCGAAACAAAGTGGCGCACTTTATTCCCTTTACATTCGCAGACGATGAAGCATACGTCCTTTCTTTTACGGAAGGGTACATGCGTATCTTTACTAATGGCGGTGTTCTTACTGAAGACATACTAACTATAACTGGTATTACCCAGGCGAACCCTGGGGTAGTTACTGTTGTAGGAAATACATATGAAGATGGGGATGAAATTTATATAGACAACTGTACCGGTATGACTGATCTTAATGGACAGTTTTTTCTTGTAGCTAATAGTTCAGGCGGTGGAACGTCAGAATTTAATTGGCCTTATTCAGTCCCAGGAAACTATACTTATAATGCTTCTGATATTGAAGTCAGTGCAGGTAATGCACATTTGAAAGTAAGTGGCGTGGTCACAAACTATCCTTTTACCACTCCCGCCAATTATACTTATCCGGCAGGAATTGAAGTTACTGGTGGAGAGGCACTTCTTGTACCAGGAGATACATTTTTCGCAGACTACTCTGTAGATGAAGACGCTAATCGTTCAGCCGGGAGTCCCACAGGAGTGCTTACAGGTGCATCAGTGGCCGCCGGAAGACTTGACTGTAGGGGTGGAGCGATAGAATATTGTACCTATAGTGCTGTGGGTAATGCAGACAGTCAACAGTTAGGAGCAGTGCGGTTTAAATACATACCTAATTTCACGGGATTTCCCGCGGCGGATAGTACCTTTTTTGATATATACTTTGGCGCTACTAATCAAAACAGAATCGTTATACAGCACCTAACTGGAACTGGAGATTTAAGGGTAGTTCTATTTAACAGCGCCGGAGGGTTACTGGGTGTTTATGATTTGGCCATTTGGTCTGCTACTTTGGGAAATGTATATGAATTTGAATTTAATTATGATTTTAATACTGGCGCGCAAAGGTTGTTTCTTGATGGGGTACAACAGGGAATTACTATAACAGATGTTACTGCTCGAAGTGGTAATATTAATACTTTCAGGATCGGGTCAAACTCGGCCGCCGCCTCTCCTCAAAATGCTCAGTTTGATGATGTGCAAGTCTTTCCTGTAGTTATGCACACATCTAATTATACTTCTCCAACCACAGGGGGAAACTACGCGACTGATGATCCCACAATAGTAAACAATACTGGTTTAGTTTTCGCGGCGCCTTTTAATACTTTTGTAGAAACAGCCACAGAACCGGCGGGCGCGGATATAGGATACCAAATAAGTTCAGATGATGGAGTTACCTGGGAGTGGTGGGATGGTGCGGTATGGGCCACTATAACAGGTGGGCAGACAGATTCTTGGTATTATACCAACGAGTCCAACAACCATACAGAGATAAGTACAAACCTACCTACTCTCGCGGCTAGTGGAACTTTTAAGTTCAGGGCATTTTTACATTCAGATACTGGGGCGGTAACTCCTGAACTTGATCTGATTACGGTAGGAAACGTAGCATATCCTATTACTGATCCAACGATTGAAACAGATAGTGGGTTTCCGTTTACCGTGGCTCTTGAAGATTTTACAGAAACGTCTACCAAACCGGCCCTAACTGAAATTCAATATATTGTTTCTATTGATGATGGTGTTAATTATTTGTGGTGGAATGGCGCGGCATGGGTGGCCAGTAATGGTACTTATGCCGAAAGTAATTTAGCGTCGGTAGTTGATACAAATATTGCAGCGTTGGGCGCATCGGGTACATTTAAGTTTAAGGCTTTTCTACATACCACTGACATAACTGCTACGCCACTATTAGATAATATTCATACTCAGTATACTGTATTCGGGGACACATTTACACTTCAGGATCAAGACGGCAACGACATAGATACTTCTGGCTTTGACGCTTATATAGGTAGCGGAACAGCGGCACGGGTATATGAAATAAACTCTCCGTATTTGGAAGAGGACATGCCGCAGATAAAATTCGCGCAGAAAGCGGA